AGCATCAGAAATAAGCTGAGAAGACTGACCATTAAACGCATAAAGCCCGTTCTTTGATAGATAAATGATGCCTACAGGCGAGTTTACAGCAGAATAAGGAGCCTGACACCCTATAGTTGATATTGGCCCATAAATACCCCATAAATTCGTATTATTACTTATTGTGCTAAACTTCATAATGCTATTTGTCTTACCAATAAAAACAACACCAAGCTGATTCTTAATAAAAGTTATCTCATCCCCATCATCTGGCCTGAACTCTTCGTAATCTGCCGCACTAAATAAGTCAGGTTTAAACGCATAAGACCAATAAACATCAGATTCATTCGTTGGATTATGTGCTAGCCAAAGCCTTTTCTTATGAAGTATTGCAAATTTCGCTATTGGTGGAGTTAAGTTAGACCCTGCCACAACTGTCGCCAAAAGCGGCGTAGCCCCATCATCAGCCGTATCATCAGTCATAACATCATCCCACTCTTGCGTTGTATTATCTGATATTGTCTTAATCAAATAAAACGCCGTATCTGCCTCTGCATTGGCTCTGCTGCTGTTTCCTAGTGTTCGGTACACATATCGCTCTGTCGTGCCACTAGGCCCCAAAGGAATGTCAGTAAGACGTATATCTCGTACGTCTGCCCCAGTTAAAATCGGATTAGACCTCGCTGTACTGTAATAATAGACAGAACCATCATAATATCCCATTTTGTACTGATACCAAGCCGCCGCGTCTAAATTCGCTCCTGTATTCAACTCTGCATAGGGTGCGCCAAGATCAGCCGTTAAAATACTCGTTGTTCTTGCCCCATCCGTATTTGCTGTAACAAGAACATGACCATCATACTTTTGAGGATTATCTGACCCATTAACACCAATCATCTTATTCTTGAACGTAACAAAATCCCAACGGCTTCCATCTGTCAATTCATCCCGAAGAATGATAAATGTTCCAGAATCGTTCTTATCACCCTTCAAATAAGTGCTTCCAGCTACGATTAAATGCTTATCTCCTGCGGATTTATAGTACCTATGAAGACCCGTAACAGCATAACTTCCAACTGTTCCGTATGAAAGCATTGCCGCACGCTTAGATAACGCTCCATAAATGTCATTTGCTCTTAGATTATTAGCCTCAACTGCGGCTTCCTCTTTGACTGAATAAGGGTTCACATGACTGGTAAGCAACTTCTCAAATGAATTTAGCGCATGAACTCCCGTCCATTGAGCAAAGCAAGCACTCGCTGAAAACAAAACAATAAAGACCGCACCTAAAAGTCTTTTTATCATGCTTTTCGTCCTCTCATTCGGAGCTTCCTGTAATTTGATTTATAATCAGGTCTACGCCCTACCATCCGGATACGTCGCCTTAACTCTAACTCAAACTCTTTTCTCGTAGTAAGACCCTTCTGGTCGCTTCCAACCGAATGTTTTAAATGCCATCTGACATAATCAACGATAGCATCATCTAAAGGCTGAAGGTCGCTCAATTCATCTGTTGTGCCAGTGAAAGGATAATCTGTATCGCTTGACATAACAGTAGGAGCCTTAATAAAATCAGGCATCCAAAACCCATTAGTCAAGGCTGACGTAGGACTAGGATGAACGATAATTTTTCCCGCCTCAATAATATAACGTAAAGGCGTTCCTGTTCCTGAATTAACCCAATTAGGAAAGTTTCTATCTAAAAACTGCCTATTGCAAGCATCTAGCTGGTTCCAATCAGGAGAAGCTACGCTTCCATTATTAATCCATAAACCAGATGTACCAATAAGAACATAAGAGGATTCTATGTCTCTAATATCGTATGTGTCCTCTGACGCTTCAATATTAAAATATACTTCGTCGCAATAGCCCTTTGCAATCGCATTGACCTCTTTTACACCCTTATTTATCAGGGTATTCAAGATAGTATTCTTGACCGCGCCAGTATTAGCAGAAGGAACCATTGCGCGAATAAGTGTTCTAAACTCGCCTAATGTCATGGTTTACTCCTCTTCGCGAATAAGATTCAATGTCCCTGTTAAAGTGTTTCCTGCCGCATTTAAATTTTGACCTGTTGCTTTAAGTCTTCCATATTTAAACCCCGGAATACTTGCGTCTACAATCGTTTTGCGATAACGTGTCGTATTCAAAAGATTTACAATATCTGTATATCCTGTCTGCTCTGCAAACTCCGTCGCTGTTAGCGAGTTTGATACTTCTAATTCAACAAGAACATCAACAATACCCTCAGAAACAGCTAATAAATCAAAACCAATCTTTCTTACTGTACTTAACTCAAATATCCTACTTGCTTCATTATCGGAACCGCCACAATCAAGTGACAATGTTCCATCAGCGTTTGCTAAGGTTTCAACTCCGTCTTTAAACATTATTTTCCTCCTTGTAATTTTTTAGCTTGTTCTTGAAGTTTTTTATACTTTGCTTCATACAGCGCCTTTGATTGCTTTACAATCTTGCTTCTTTCTTCTACAACTGCCTCTCTCTTAACAACTGCCTCTTCACGATTAGCAATAAGGTCTTCTTTGCCACTAATAATATACTTTGTTTCTCCAATTTCCTTATTTATCCTAGCAACCCTATCTAAGACAATGTTGTTATCTCTTAACACTTTTTGTGCATCTTTCAGTTTCATCTCTATTGCTTCAAGGTCTTCTGCAACCTTTTTTTCTTTTACCATAATCGCTTTTAATCGTTTCGTTCCTTCATGTGCCTCTTTATGAAGCCGAATAGCATTAGCATCTTGCTCTGCTTTTCTTTCCTCTGTAACTTTCTCTAATTGTTTAACGCCATCTTCTTTTTCCGCAACTTTCTCTGAACGAGCAAGAACGGCCTCTTCTTTAAGCCTGACATTAGACAATTTAATATTTATATCTGTGGTTGCTTTAAGAAGGAGTTTTGCCGCATCATCTATAATTTCATCAGCCTCATTCTTTTTAGCAGAAGATTCATTGACAAGTTCATTCGCCTTGTTCAACTGCGCAAGTTCTTTGTCCTGAAGTTCCTGCAACTTTTTCTTTTCTGCAACAAGCTTTCCATCCAAATACTCTTTAAGATTTTTCTTTTCTTTTTTTAACGCTTCAATTTCTCCTGAAAGAACGTGAATCTTTGCATTATACTTTTTCTCTTCCACGCCTCTCTGTTGCTTCAAAGCCGTTGCCTCAGCCTGTAATTGTTCTATAATACTTAAATCATTCATGTTACACTCCTTTTAAAAAGTCTTGATTATGTAAAAGCCCGACGAGGACAACTGTATAAAAAGCCATTGTACCTATCTGCCATACAAAAGTTCCTCCGGCGCAAATAGAAATACAGAATAGACTTGACAAAATTGTTAAGACCCTTCCTCCACCGTAATCTAATGCGAATGGAATTGACCTCTTTAAAAAATAAAATATCGCCATGAAAAATAATACCGCTCCACCTATCCCGAAATTGTATAAAATCTCTATGTACTCATTATGTGCTTGTCGCCACTTTGCAGAATTAGGCATCATCCTTGGACTATAAACATATTTAAAAGCGCCAGCCCCTAATCCAGTGAAAGGATATGTTTTCTTCCCTCCTAATACTGGGCTATTGCCGTCTTTAACTATTCTTTGCCATGTTGGAATCCTTCCGTTGTCTTCTGCCTCTATCTTCTGAATAATTGCACTCCTTGTCTGTGGTGCGACCATAACAGCGGTTGCTATTCCTAAAGCTAATACTCCAATAAAAATAAATTTTGCGTTTCTAAATAAGCTAAAAAATAAAAGAAGCGTTAGAACCAATGCGCCTATCGCAATCATGCTCTTTGTTAAAAGCACCGCCACTATCATTGTCAATGCAATTAAATACTTTCTTCCATATATAGCAAACGGGATGCACATAGCGACAAAAGGACTGACAATCGTAGGATTTCCCATTGTCCCCGCCATACGCGCGCTAGGAAGACCGCTATCTATCGCTGATTGCTTAACTCCAAATATCTGATCGTACCCGAAATATTGAAATATTAAATAAACTGACATAAAGAACGCCGGATAAATTAACGCCTTTAATATCTTCGTCCAATCCCTTGATGTAACCTTTGCACTTGAAATAGCCATTATTGCTAAGAAATAAGCAACACATATGAGAAACGGCTTCCATATCCAAAAATTAGAGGCATCTGAACCAAGTAACGAAACCTCAAACTTCGGAGCCATTATAAGATTAATGACAAACCATCCAATTAGAAACAAAGCCCACTTATTCGTGAACTTCTTAACTTCGCCGCGATAAACAGCTAATAAGCCTAAAGCAAGGCATACAGCAAGAACAAAGATTTCCTTTGGCCCCCTCGTTCCGCTTGGCATAAATACAAACGGAGATACCCATAACCCTAGACCTATTAGCTTAATTATTGACATCTTAACTTGCTCCACCGTCGGTGAAAACAGATGAACCCATATTAACTGGAATCCATGTGTTAGCCTTATAACATTTTAAAGTGATAGAATCGCCAGTAGCACCAGCACTATCAATCTCATCTCCTGCATTCAATGTGAGATAAGTAATAGTATCTGCTGTTGTAGATGGATCAATGCTAACAGTTTGAGCGGCT